AGAAGAAAACATTACTAAACGAGTAGAAGAACTTACCGAACAAATTGAAAATGCAAAAACACCATTTGAAATGGAAAAATTGCAAGAACGTTTATCTAAATTTGTAGGTGGAGTTGCTCTTGTTCACGTAGGTGGAAGTACAGAAACCGAAATGAAAGAAAAGAAAGATAGAGTAGATGATGCTCTACATGCTACCCAATGTGCTTTAGCAGATGGAATAGTCCCAGGTGGTGGTTCTGCTCTATTGTATGCTCGTGAAGGTATTACATATGCAAAAGATACAGAAGATTTTAACTATGGTAAAAAATTAGTTTATAGAGCTTGTGGTAAGCCATTTGAGGTAATCTTAAAAAATGCAGGTTATGCTGAAAGTGATATGTACCCAATTAACATGGAGATAGGCCATTCAGATAACGTTTGGAGTGGATTTAATATCAAAACAGAAACTATCGTTGATATGAAAGAAGAAGGCATTATTGACCCACATAAAGTTACAAAGAATGCTTTATTGAATGCTGCTTCAATTGCAGGTACAATCCTGTTAACAGAATGTGTTGTAATTGACACCCCAGAAGAGAAAAAAGAAGGTGGATTTGATCCTTCAATGATGGCTGGAATGATGTAATATGAAAGTAGAGCAAGTAGAATACAATGAACTTATCGCAACGCGAGTACCCCCTGGAGATCAGTGGGTGCTCGTAAACGATAAGAGTAAAGTGATACACAAATCACTTACAGATGCTTTAGAAGCATGGTTTGAGGCTAATCAAGAGAAAGCAGAATTCCGTTTAGCCCCTTTAGACAGTAAACTTTATGTTATACGAACTGAAGAAAAAGAAATCAAACCAGAACCAGTTAAACGTTTTAACATTTACGGAGACCCTCAATAACTGGACTCTCTTTTTTAATATTTATAAATATGAAGTTAACAGATATTTTACGTGAAATCGAAGATGAAGATGGGGGGTCTCAATCTACTAGAGCTAAATACAATATAGCTTTAACTACAAAATCTACCCCTTTATCTCAAGTTGAGGATGCCTTAAATGATTTAGAAAATTATGGTAAATATGCATCGTATGCACAAAACCTTAATGTTGATATTCAACAGGCAAAAGCTAAATTTTTTGGACCTAAAGGAGGCCCTAACGTAAAAGTAGCCACATCTAAAAAAGATTGGAATTCTGCTGATACTTCTTGGAGAAAAATTAAACTTAAAGACATACAAACCCGAGTTCCTGGTATTGATATTACTGGGTTAGAGGATGCTTCATATGATGAATTGCCTAAAGAAGTTAGAGATTGGAAAAACTTTTATCCTACCCTAACTAAAGATGCTTTAGATTCTCTTATTAAAAATATGACTGGTACCCCAAATATCCTTGTATGGGATATTGAAAAAGATTCTATAGTGTTTCCTAGAAAAGAAAATAAAAACATCCCTGGAGACGTTACTCTAGAAAAAGTCATTAAGACAGTTTTAGATAGTGCTGGAATATCTGATTATAAAATCGGGAGGAAAGAAATTACAGACACTCCTAGTGACCAGCCTACAACATTAAAGAAAACATCTAAATTTACCCAAATTAAAGTTTCCCTTGATTCAAGATTAGATGCTGCTGAATTAAGAAAAGAATTACAAGATAAATTCATGTTACCACAAGCAGCATATGATGTTAAGGAAACTGAAGACGGGTTTGATTTAATCGTTAGAAACATAACAATTTCACAAAAAGCAAATATCCAAAACTATCTTCAAGATGAAGGGTTACTTGAAGGTTTAAGTGAAGATATTAGACGAATGCTTGTAATAGCAGGGATTATAAAGTAATTTAAAGAGCTTGTCTACGACAAGCTTTTTTTGTATATTAAGGTTATGAAAGAAAATACGTTATATGTAGAGCGTTTTCGCCCTACTGAACTTAAATATTACGTTGGAAACGAGAGCGTTAAAGACACAATCCAAACCTATATTGACCAAGGTGACATTCAAAATTTTATATTCTATGGACCCGCAGGTACAGGTAAAACCACACTAGCAAAAATTATAGTTAAAAACCTAGATTGCGATTACCTTTACATCAATGCAAGTGATGAAAATGGAATTGACACTATTAGAGAGAAAGTAAAAGGATTTGCTAGTGCTGCCTCTTGGAAAGGTATCAAAGTAGTAATTTTAGATGAAGCAGATTTCATTACCATCCAGGGACAAGCCGCTTTACGAAATGTAATCGAAACATTCTCTCGCTCAACACGTTTTATCTTAACTTGTAACTTTATTGAGCGAATAATTGACCCTTTACAATCCAGATGCCATACCATTAAAATTGTACCCCCAACTAAAAAAGACGTTTATAACCATTTAACTTGGATACTAGCGGATCAATTATCTTTATCGTACGAACCAGAAGATATTAAAACATTAATCGTACAAAATTACCCTGACATGCGTAAAATGCTAAACGCTTTGCAAATGTCTGTAAAAGATGATATGGTTGTACTTGATAAAACGGTTTTGACCTCAAACAACTATATTAAAGAGATATTAAAAGAATTGATGGGTAATAAAAAATGGCTTACCATTCGACAAATTATAGCAGACTCAAATGTTAAAGACTTTGAAGAACTGTATCGCAATTTGTTTGAGTATGCTTCAAAATATGCACCTGGAAAAGAAGGTATGGTTACAATTGTATTAAACGAGCATTTATACCAAGCAAACTTTAGAATTGATAAAGAAATAAACGTAATGTCAGCAATAGCTAAAATTATAGACATATTATGAAATATTTCTTAAAATATAGTCTTTCTTGGATATCCCAAAATTTATCTGTACCTTTCTGGATGGTAGGGCATATCCACTTAAGCACAAATGTTTATGCTGATATACATGAAATATTAATGTCATTAGGTATGAACCTAATAGTTGCAGCAGGATTTATACACGATTATATAGAATATAAAAAAGAGAAAACAAATCAAAACAAATAAATAAAATGGAAAAACCACAATTAAACATTGACTTTGCAAACACTACTTCTGTTGAAGGGTTTGATGGAGGTAAATTATTTGGACAAGCTGTCCTTATTCGCAAAATTTCTAAATTTTTAATCGGAGCTGAAGAAGATGCTTTGGTTCCAATCCCTGTATTTTATGATTTGGGGTCAAAGAAAATCTTGGTAGATTCACTTCCACCTGAACTTAGAGAAGAATATAAAGATATTTGTTTAGATGTCTAAAAAGCAAATAAAGGATCTATGGGGGTGGTTAAATGAAATCACCCTCTATAAAACCCCTGTAGAAGATATTTCGGAGGAATCGTGGGAGAAATGGAACTCTTATATGATCAATCGATATGTATCGATGGATATACGTTACATTGAACTTGTAAATTATATTCAAACCGTTCCTTACGATAACAAACAACAATTATATAACATCTACAGAGAAATGATCCCAAAAGCTAAAACGTTCTTTAAGTATCTTAAAACAAATCGTAAGAAAAAAAATACAGAAGTTATAGAATATATCGCTAAACACTTTCAATGTAGTTTGGGTGAAGCAGAAGAGTACCTTGATATACTACGTGAAGTAGGAGCAAGAAGAGTACTTTATGATATGGGGGTAAGCGATAAAGAAGCAGATAAGTTATTAAAATAATGGATACAGATAACACACAACGAACTACCTTAGAAGAGTATAGATTTGTTAAACAAACAGATTCAATCGTTGATTCAATAATTGATCAATTTGTTGAAAGAGCATCATTTGGTAAAACAAAATATGGAGTAGATATGGATCGTGAAGATTTATCTATTTTGGAATGGATCGAGCATGCTAAACAAGAGCATATGGATGCTATATTATATTTGGAAAAATTAAAGAAAATCGTAGAGACAAAAGAACTCTAATATTTATAATAAAATACTTAAAATGACAAACGAACAACTACGCATGCAAATGCTTTCTGGTGTTATCACAGAAAGTGAATATAAAGCAAAATTAGAAGAACTTAAAGCAGAAGAATCAAAAGATT